GACGACCTCTTCCGTTGTGGAGTCTTTTCTGAGTGGAAAGGACGGCGCTATTTTTCCCTCGGCAACCTTTGTCAAGTACTCAATAGCCCTATCATACCTCTCTTTTATCTGTGAGTAAATCATGTCTACATTCGCCAAACGTATGAGGTACCAGGCTGAAACATTCTTACATAACTCCATGAGTAGTGCATTCCGGTTAGTACCGGTTGCAGAAAAGATTGTGTCTGTATCATAGTTCCCCCGGAGGTAACTCTTTATCTCTTCTACTGCAGAACTTATTGCCATTGCAGTAATATCTGTGTCTCCCTCGGTTATCTCTGTAATCTGGTATTCGAACATTACAGACTTAAGCTCTGCAGCTGTGATAAACATATCTTGTAGTTTTAATAATGACGTGATTCACTTCCACCAAAAGAATAGCCGGCGTTTGAGGTTCTTGACATTCTGGTAAGCATCCATATTGCTCCTTCAAGAGCGTCAGGAGCATCGTCGTGGGCGTGACTACCCTTTTCAAACATTAGCAACTGTTCAACCAGTTGGGACATTCCAGGGTGATCCTTTTCTTTGATATTGAAGATTACTTCTCCTCGTTCAAATATTGGCTGCAGTGCTTCTATTCTTGCAAACTTGTCAGGTTTTTTTCTGGCATCACCCCGGATCGGTAACTGCCATCCCTTCTTTTCACCTAGCTTCTTAAATTCAGCCAGTATTAAGTCCTGAATAAAATTGCTTTCCATGTAATAATAAACCGGCACTGCTTCATTGATTAGATCATGGATAGTATAATGCCAAGCGATCATATCAGATACACTTGTCTGATCAACATAAGCTTTAATTACATGAAATTCGCCTGTCTTTGTCTTACCAACCAGGAGAGTGGCCTTGAAGTCATTCGAAGGCCCATCCTTAAATGAGGGGTCTGTATAGCAAACCAGATATCTATATTGCTTTAAGGGCAGAATTGATCCAAAGCGGATGTGCTTCCTGGCGAATACAGCCCCCTCATTAATAGGATTATTCATATATTCTTTCTGGAATGCCCGCTCACCCATAGTCTTACGGATTGAAGCTATTTCAGAAAGTAGATAATTTTCAAACCAGGTAGGAACTCCTCTTTTATCAAGAGCATTCACGGTAGTATGATACATACCAGGTCTGGTTATTATCTGAGTCAGAACGCTGTTCTGTCCGATCCTGTTACCCACCATGATGAATCTACCCCGACCCATTTCCATTGTCCCCAAGAGAGCCGTAAGACACCATTCGGTTACCTGATTTACCCTCTTAGGATTGCGGCATAGTTCATCATCGTCTATATCATCAATGACAATATAATTTGGTCTTACACCCCTCTCTTTTATTCCCCTGGGGGATTGTCCCCGACCCAGTGCAATAAACATGTCACCTTCCCTGGTCTTAAATTCTCCCTGTTCCCAGGATCCTTCCTTGACAGGATTTCCAAAATCCTTTTTTAAAAGCTCATTAAACTGAAGTTCAGCCTGCAGATCGGATAATAGACGGATTGCTGCATCCTGGCTTTTACTTACCAGGATCATAACAATTGGAGATCTCTCATCCTGAATCCTGAGCCAAAGAGGTGTAATAAGGCTTATATGTGTACTCTTAGCATGGCCACGTGCCCATTCAAATACTGCCCTGGCACTGGAGTTCTTTTTAATATAGTTAGCAGCATCAATATGAAAGTAGCCACACTTCTTTTTTGCGAGGTGACTGAAATAGGTTTCACAGAAAAAAGCATAGTCCTTTTTAGCTCTCCTTATTCGCTCATTTTGTGTATCTGAGCTTTCCGGAGCAGCAAACGTACTGCCTGCAATCCAGTTTGTCCGTTCATTCCAGTGCTTGATTAATATGGGATCGACTGCTTTACTCATCTTGGACTTCTTATCCTGTGTTGGATATATTTATCCTGGTATGCAGTAACCTTCTTGAGGAATACCGAATCTATTTCCTTGTCTGAAGCCATTTGCTCGATGAGCCAATCACCGAAGAGTGTAAACACATTGATGTCATCATTTACATAAGTCCCGGACTTAAGTTCTTTCAGCTGCTTTACTGCCTTTGCAAACGAATCAGCGTTGAACTGAGTATCATCAAGAATCTCATTAATCTTCCTCAAAGCTTTTGCGATGAGTTCATCCATTGAGATAACCCTAGCAGCTCGCTTTTCTTCCCAGCCTAGCTCATGCACCCATTTAGTAATGGTTTGAGCAGAAATGCCAACACGTTCGCTTATCTCTTTTTGCGGTACTTTTTTCATGTACAGCATATAGGCGTATTCGTATTTTTCAGGGTCTCGCTGTTTTTTCATCCCTCTTTTTTGTACAAAAGTGCCAAACGGTGGGTACTTATAATAAAAGCTCTGAATGCATTTCATAATTCATAGCAAGGGTTGCAACACGGCTTGGCTGCCATTTTTGACCATACTTAATTTGTGGCCTAAACAGTGAAAAACTAAGAGACACTTAATGGATGCATTTGTATGGAACGATGAGACAGTGATAAACAACTACGGCTTTATTGTCCTCAATGCCGGAGGTCGTTTTACCAGGTTCGAAACAAACCCTATAATGTTGCTTCGCCACAAAGATGATATAGTCATTGGGAAATGGTCTGATCGTAAGATTGAAGGGAATCTCTTACTGGCAACCCCTGAATTTGATGAAGCCGATGAAGATGCGACAAAAACCAAAGGAAAGATCGAAAGAGGCTTTCTGAAAGGTTGTTCAATGGGAATCGATCCAATCACCTGGGAACTTAAATCAATGCCTGATGGCTCAGTTGTACCAGTTGTGACAGAATGGGAATGGCTTGAGACATCAATTTGCAGCGTTCCAAGCAATGGCTCCGCAATCAAACTCATTCACCAGGGACACGAAATGTCTACTGATGAAATCAAGACAAAAGTACTTCAACTAACATTATCCAACCAAAATAACACAATAATGGACGTAATCAAACTTACAGCAGATGCTTATAAAGCATTGCAGCTTGGTGAAACTGCCACTGCTGCTGACATTTCGAACGCTATCATTGCTCTTAAATCCAAGTCTGACAAGGCTGAGGAGTTTGAAGCAACTCTCAACAAACAGCGTAAGGACGCTGCAGAGGAACTGGTAAATCTTGCAGTTACCAAGGGCCAGATAACAGCTGATAAGAAGGACTCTTTTGTAGCACTTGCTATCAATGACCTTCAGCAGGCAAAAACTATCCTCTCCTCCATTCCTGAAAAGAAAGAGGTAGGTAAAGGAGTTAAAGAGGGTTCACAGAATCTCTCTAATGATCCTTCAAGGGAGAGCTGGAGTCTTTCCGACTGGCGCAAAAAGGATTCTGCCGGTCTGCAGCTTATGAAAAAGGAAAATCCTGAGCAGTATGGCAAGCTCCTTACTGACCTGGACTCGAAACTCAAATCACAGGGCTCAATCAACTAGGTAACTAACCAATTCGGAACTTAAATCATCAATAAAATGAAAAACAGAATTTCTTTCATGTCCTTATTTACTGCTATCCTGATATCAGTTATAGCAGGTACAGCAATAGGCTCATCGCTTAATGTCTCACCACTGGCTGTGTCCGGGGGGCTTTTTGCCTTGAGTTTTATCCCTCAGCCTTCAGGTGTATCATTTATGGCAATCGCAAAGCAGATATGGGTTGATCAGATCATGGAGGGTTTTTACCCGGCTGATTCATTCATGGTTCAGAGTCGGGATTTATCCTCACTGGTTGAGTTTAATAAGATCAATCTTGCGGAAGCGGGTGTAACACCTAATGTTCTTGTTGACAATAATAGTTACCCGGTTGCAACTGCCTCGCGTGAAGATACTCCTCTCGAATTAGCACTGAAAACGCTAGATACAGAAAATACAGTAGTGCGTAATGTCGAGGAAATGGAGAGTGCGTATAATAAGATGGAGTCTGTGATCTACGGACACAGAATGGCCCTCCGCACAAAATCGGCTCAACTTGCAGCCTGGAACTGGGCTCCTGGTCAGTCAGCTGATTTCAACCCAGTTCTTTTGGCTCAGTCGACCGAATATAATGCTAAGGGTTACAAGAAACTTACCTTCCAGGACATTCTTGACCTCGAAGCAGAATTTGATCTTCTGGAAGTTCCTGAAGATGGTCGTACTATCCTCCTGCACCCGGTTCATAAAAAGGACCTCATGGGAGAAGATCTCAAGCTTTACAAGCAGATCCTTGCTGACAAGAAGGTATTCAGCTTCAACCTGTTTGTTTCCACACTGACACCTCTTTTCACCGCTGCAGGTGTTAAACAGGCTTTCGGAAGCGCAAAAACATCTACCTCAGCCATATCAACTATAGCATGGCATAAAGATGAGGTTATGCGCGCTGACGGCACTACCGAGCCTTTTGTGAAATACAAAGACCCGGAACAGCGTGGTGATGTAATCGGATTCCAGAAGCGTTTTGTTGCGCTTCCTTTCAGATCGAAATACATGGGTGCTATCTATAGCACTGTTAAACCTATCGCATAGGGATGAGAGACCTCTTGCTGGTTCTTGTGCCAACATTGGTAACAGCCGTGGCAACACGGCTGCTTACCAGGCGCAAGTATAGACTTGAATCTGATGGTTGCGAATTAAGCAATCTGAAAGCCGAAATGGCTCTTTACAAACAGCTTCTAGACGATACAAAGGCTTATTTGTCGGAGGCTAGGCATGAGGTGACAGAGTTAACCAGCAAGGTTGTAGAATTGAGCATTAAGGTTGACGAACTGTCCAAGACCAACATGAAGCTTGATAGAGAGTGTAAAGAGCTCCGCAAATTATTGAGTCAACAGAGTAACTAACAAGGTAAAAACGCTGCTATGCTTTTTGAGAATCTAATAAAAGAGAACAAAGAAGAGTTCCTGAAAAAGGTTCAGGAGGTAGCTGCGTTTTTGGGTATAGATCCGAACTGGCTAATGTTTGTAATGTGGTTTGAAACAGGCCATACATTAAACAGTCATATTCAGAACAGTATCCATGCAACCGGGTTAATTCAATTCATGCCAGCTACCGCCAAAGGGTTAGGTACAACCGTTGAGGAACTCAAAGCAATGTCCAATGTTAGGCAGCTTGATTTCGTACAGATGCATCTCTCTCCTTTCAAAGGCAAGTTTCGTGACTTTGTTGATCTGTATTGTGCCATATTTTGGCCTGCATCTGTTGGCAAAGATGATAGTTACAGGATTACATCTGATATGGTCGCAGTTCAGAACCCAATCTTTGACCTGAATAAGGATAAGGATATTGAGAAAGCGGAGATAAGAGCCGCTCTTCAGAAGCAGATACCAACTGAATTTAAAAGCATCTTCGTATGAAAGACTTCATTAAACGGATGATATCATCATCAGACGATACCTCACATAAGAGAGTCATCGCCATTGCTGCATTCATAGTATTGGTATGCATGGTTATTGCAAAGTTTTTCGGAGCTAACCTGGATGAAGATCTCATTTATGTATTTGCTGCATTAACAGCCGGGCAAAGTGGCCTGACTGTCATTGAGAAAATATTCAATAAACCCCCTCAGTTATGAAATCGTTTTTGAGTATCATAGCTGCAGTAATGATAACAGTGATCATCATGATATCATTAACCCCTTTCATTAAGGGTAACGTTAAGACGATCGTAGTTACCAAGACTGATACAATACCAGGAGACAGTATTCCTTATCCTGTTAAGGTAATGGTTCCGGTACCATATGACAGTATAGTCACAGACACAGTATTTTGTGCCACACATATTGATACTGCCAGGATCCTGAAGGATTATTTCTCTAAGTACTTCTACCGTGACACTGTCAAAAGCAACTCAGTGACAGCAATTATCTGTGAAGAGGTTACGCAAAACAAGATTATTGACAGGCAGGTTTGGATACAGAATCATCGACCTATTGAAATAATTAACAACACCTCCGAGCCAGTTAATTGTCTATTTGGAGGCTTTAATATTTCTGCATACAATAAGAAGCTCGGTATAGGTCCTTCAATCATTTATACCCGGAAAAAGGATGCCTTTAATCTGAATTATGACATCATCAATTCCGGCCTTTCCATTGGGTATTACAGGAAATTTAAATAGCATTTAAAACCAGTTATCATGTCATTAAAACCATTCTCAAAACAGAAAGCTGAAGACCAGCAGCAGGCAAAAGACCAGACTAACGATCAGGCAACCGATCAGAATGATCAGGGAACTGATAAAGGTGAAGACCAGGGAGCTGACCAGGATAATGATCAGGGAGCTGACCAAGGATCCGACAATGGTGAAGACCAGGAAGCTGATAAGAACTCCAATGAGGAGGGCGACCAGGCTAAAGATCCGGAAACAAGTCAAATCGACGATGAGATCATTGATCTTGCAAGAGAGACCTTTTTGCATAATAAGGTTGGTGAGATCCATATAACCTCAGACCGTGTGGCATTCTTAGCAAAATCAGATGCTTATACCCATGCCCGTGATCTTGAAGACAAAAACATCCTTTCTGTTAAGAGGGAGTCACTTATTTAATTTATCCTGGTATGGAAGAGAAAGATATAAGAGCCCTTTTTAATTCGCATCCGGAGGCAAAAGAATTGTATTTAGACGCCAATGGCATTTGCTGGACTAAAAAGGAGATAGCAGTCACCCAGAGCAAGGGTGAAAAGGTGACGACCTTAAAACGTTCCGATTACCTCAAAACTTCAAAAACTGAATAATGATACCAAAAGTTTCAATTACACTTGAAAAAGGAACGCTGGGCGCTTCCAACGCATCCGACGATGCAGTTATCGGGATGGTAATAGGATGTGATCCGGCTACCAGCGGAATAGCTGCAGGTACTATACTTGTGCTCAATAGCATTGATGATGCTAAAACAGCAAAGCTTGATCTTATTCCATATGCTTATCAGCAGATCCAGGAGTTTTACAATGAGGCCGGAACGGGTGTGAAGCTATATGTTCTCATTTGTGCAAACACTGAGACTTTTGCTAACATGGCCGATGCTGCAAGCGTAAATGCTTACGGAAAAAAACTGCTTGATTATGCCGGAGGGAAAATTACGCTCCTGGGTATCTGCAGGAAGCCGGCAGCTGGTTATACGCCGACCGTTACCAAGGGCCTTGATGACGATGTTATTGCAGCTGCAGTAAAGATGCAGGCCCTTGCAGAGGCATACCTGGCTAAGTTTACCCCGTTTGTGGGCATAATTGAGGGGCGTAATTATCTTGGCGTTGCTGCTACTCTTGAGGATATGAGTGTAGCATCTCACAATTTTGTGGGCATTACACTCGCTGCTAGTGATGAACTCCATGCTATTGATGGAATGGCTGCAAGTGTTGGCCTTGTTTTGGGCCGAGCTGCAGCAGTACCAGTACAGCGTAAGATCGCCAGGGTAAAAGACGGGGCATTGAGTGTTACCGGGGTTTATTATGGTGCTACAACTCTTGAGAATACAGATGTTGACAGCATTGCTGAGAAGGCTTATATAGTCATCGGAATATATGCCAACAAAACCGGCTATTATTTTTACGATGACACTCTGGCCACGGACCAGACCGAGGATTACCGGACCATTTCTCTGAGGAGAGTTATGAATAAGCTGGTTCGCTTGGTATATCAGACCTTCATCGAGGAACTGAACGATGATATTGAGCTTACAAGTGCCGGGAAACTTACCCCTGCAGTAGCCAAGTCTTACCAGGGAAAGATCGACAATGTTGTGAATAACAACATGACCAGCAATGGAGAGCTTTCCAGCTTTAAGTCTTATGTTGACCAGGATCAGAATGTCCTTACGACAAGCAAGATCGCAATTAAGCTTAAAGTAGTACCCAAAGGATATGCCCAGGAGATTGATGTAACCCTGGGTTTTGCAACATCATTAACTGAATAAATAACCCTGTTTTGAGTGCGTTCATGCGTAGCAGGAGTCTGCTGTTAATAAAGTGATAGCAGACTCCCTCAAAACAAAAAAACAACATAAGGCATGTTTAACAGTAAAGAATACGAATGGAACAATGTCGAGGTAGTAATGCTCGGCAAAGTCGTTACAGGGATCCGTGGCGTAACTTATAAAGAAAGTCAGGAGAAGGAACCTGTTTATGGACGTGGAAACAAACCTCGCGCAATACAGGCAGGGAATAAAACCTATGAAGGCAAAATTTCATTGCTTCAGAGCGAGCTGGAAGCACTTCAGGACGCTGCCGGAGTCGGAGCAAGTATACTAGATATCTCTTCATTTGATGTCACAGTAGCGTATGTACCGAAAACAGGCGGTGCAGTTGTCGTCGACATTATCAAAAACGTGGAGTTCACTGAAGTTGAAAAAGGCATGAAACAGGGCGATAAGTTCATGGAAATTGAACTTCCCATTGTTGCCCTCGACATTGAATCTAATGTTTAATCATTAACTATAAACGTATGGACGAAGAAGTAAAACAGGGTTTCCAGGCTGACCAGGAACAGATCGATGGCTGGAAAAAGAAACACGGATCTGTATTTGAGATTGAAGTAAAAGGTCTCGATGGCAATATAAGGAGAGCTTACCTTAAGAAGCCTGGACGGAATGAACTGAGCTATGCCGGTACCGTTGCTGGTAAGGACGTTATGAAGTTTAACCAAACTATTCTTGAAGGATGCTGGCTCGGCGGTGATGAGGATATTAAAACCGACGATGAGTTATTCCTGGGCGCTTGCAATGTTCTGGACCATATTATTGAAACAGCTGAGGCTTCAATAAAAAAGCTTTAGAGGGGGCGGATACGTCCGCTCCCTTTGCTTTTATAGAGCATGTCAATTGTTTACTGCAGTATTATCTCGGCATCCAACACCCTGAAGACTTATCTGATGAATCCTGGGCACTTAAATTCAAAATGCTTGAGATTATAAGAAAAGAAGAGGGAGATTTAAAAACCAAGTAAATGAGTGGGACTACAACATATCAGTATATTCTTTCCTTACAAGATAAAATGAGCGCCACTCTCAAGAAGGCAAGCTATTTAGGAGGGAAAGAATATGATAAGCTGCAGGCAAAGCAAGAGAGACTGAATAAGTCCGTTGCCGGGTTTGGCAATTTACTTGGTACAATTGGAATAACCTCCGGAATATTTGCAGTCATTTCATTGATGCATACTGGTGTTGAAAAAGCGGAAGCACTTCATCAAGCTGAAGCACAGGTCCGAGCCGGTATCTTGTCAACAAAGGCAGCTGCAGGAGTTGCAGTTGATGAGATTGAAAAAATGTCTGGTGCAATGTCCAAGACAATGCTCTACAGCAAAAGTGATATAATGTCAATGCAGTCTGTCTTATTGACATTTCCAAAGATTTCAAACAAGGTCTTTGGTGAGGCGTCTCAGGCAATAATGGACATGAGTACCAGGATGAGACAAGATCCGAGCCATGCAGCGGTGATGGTTGGTAAAGCGCTTCAGGATCCAATAGGCGGAGTAATGATGCTAAGGCGTGTGGGAGTCAACTTCACCAAAGAGCAGTCAGAGGGCTTTAAGAAACTGGTTGAACAGGGAAAATTGTATGAGGCTCAGGTAGCTATTTTGGCCGAATTAAATACAGAATTCGGAGGATCTGCCAGAGCTGCTTTTGATGCAAACCCAATGGCAAGGTTTAGAAAAGCAATTGAAAGTATACAGTTAACATTCGGCGAATTTGCTATGAAGATTCAGAGCAAATTGGCACCAGTGATGGAGAAATTGGCTGGCATGTTTAATTACATTTTACACGGCACTGGTTTTCTGCATTCTTTTGGAAAGTATCTGCTAATAACCATTGGTTTCTGGAAAGGCTATGTAATTGTGACATCTATTGCTAGTGCAGTGTCAGTATGGTATGAAAGGACTATTCGCAAAATCAATGCTTCTTTATGGGTAATGAATAAGAGGGTCGGCGGAGCTGGCGCTGCTATGGGCGTTTATTCAGGCCTAACCGGTGTGGCTTCACTGGCAACGAAGCTCTTCGCCAATTCATTTAAAGCATTGGGTAAGGCAATCTATGGTGTCCCTATTTTTGGCTGGATACTGGCTGGCATAACAGCAATTGTGACTGCCTTTACAGTTCTGTGGAACAAAAGTGAGAAATTCAGAGGTATTATTTTTGGTATATGGGAAGTGACAAAGGTTGTTTTTTCAGGGTTATTCACCTTTTTTAAAACAGTAGTACAGGGCATTGGAGGGGTTTTTACATGGTTAAGAGAAAAGGTATTTAAGCCTGTTTTTGAGTGGTTTAAAAACATGTTTGGATGGTTAATAGGGCTATTCGATAAGATACTCCAAGGCATTGGCTTTATATTCAAGCCGATCGTAGCGCTTTGGAATAAGCTTACAAAGAGTAAGTTCGTTCTTGACATTAAAAGCAATTTCAGCAAAGGATATGAAAAGGGGGTGGAAAATTTCCGTAGCTCAAAGAAGAAGAAAGGGGTCGGAGATCTTATTCCTGGAATGAATGATAGTGGTCTCGGATCAATGGGAGATCTCGGAGAGACACCCTCCGGAGTTGACGATACAAGCAAAGGAATTGCAGAGGGTGGTTCCCGACCCACTAACATAAATCTCACTGTTGGTAACCTAGTCGAGTCACTGAATATTACTCCAGCAACCATGAAAGAGGGAGCTGCAGAATTACAGAGAGTAGTTCAGGAGGCTCTCTTAAGGGTGTTGAACAGTGCAAATGGTGTAGCATATGGAAACTAGAATAGCTCCTAAGTTTGTTTTTGATATTTATGCATCCATTTTTGGATACAAGGCTATTCCATTTCCTGCAGCTGTCCTTAATAAGGTCGGCAATCAGGCAGATAACAGCTACAAAGCTGATGGGTTCTATGTAGAGTCTTCATCAACATCAAAAGATACAGAGAGACTAAGCGCTCAGGGAGCTGTCCTTTACAAGAAAGAAGCAAATGGCACTGAAGCATTCTGTCCTGTTGATATTTATCACCCAGGTACAAAAAAGAATTACTCGTTACCATATTCAACCGTTTCTGTCACCCGGAGCAAAAACATAGTTGAAACAGCTCTTCCGGGAAGAAAGGGAACAGTAAAGGAACTCATCCAGATTGAAGACACACAACTTCAGATTCAGGGTGTCATCCTTGGCGATGACTTGCCTGAGACTGAAATATCTGAATTGAATGAGCTCTTTGAAATCAATGAAGCAGTGCAGTTTAAAAATGCTTTTGCTGAGATCTTCATGAAGGCTGATAACAATGTAATCATAAAAGACCTCCAGTGTCCGGATATGAAAGGTATCACTGGAGCCCAGGCTTATAGTTTTGTTGCAATAACAGATTCAGTACTGGAATTGGAAGAGGTTTAATTATGTTCGAGCTGTGTCATTATATTACCATTGGCGGGAAGAAATTCTCTGGGATCCATGAGGTTGAGATAAAGCGCTCAATCACAAGCCTGACAGGAACTGCAAAAATCAAAGTTCCCAGTACTGCCGTTCTTAAAAGGACCGATGGTACCAGGTTAAATGTCATGACAGCACAAACAGTCAATAAGGGAGATGCAGTTCTCATTCAACTTGGTTACAACGGTAAGCTTAAAACAGAGTTTGCCGGGTACGTCTCAAGGGTGAATTATACAAGGCCCTTGGAAATCGAATGTGAAGACGGAGTTTACCTTCTAAAGCGTAGTAAGATAGCCAAGAGCTATAAAGATACAACTCTGTCAGCTGTATTGGCTGATATAGTCAACGGTACTGGAATCTCTGTAAACACTGGCGACCTGGAAGTGAATATTTCCAAATTGATCCTTGCTACCGAACATGGAGGTGAGGTTCCAAGAGAGGCGGCTCTAACCGAGATTTTAAGCCGTTATGGCTTGGTGGGGTACTTCGATACCACTAACATACTTTTCGTGGGTCTCAGGCAAGGGAAAAAGACCGGTACCGCAAAATACAAACTCGGATGGAATACTATAACCGATGATGAATTGAAATATCACAATGCTGATGATGAAAAGATTCAGATAAATGCTGTTTATGTTGATAAGCTCGGTGTAAGAACGGAGGTAAAGGTTGGTGATAGTGATGGAAGCGTAAGGACTGTCTTTCTCACTGATGTAAAGGACACAAGTCAGCTCAAAACGTTAGCTCAAAATGAGCTTGCTAAATATAAATTTAATGGCTTTTCAGGTAAAATAACAGCTTTCCTGCAGCCATTTTGTGAGCCTGGTTATGTGGCCAGCATCACGGATCCCAACTATAGTGAAAGAAGTGGGGATTATTATTGTGAAGGGGTTGAAGTTACTTATGGGACTACCGGAGGACGTCGCATTATTGATATTGGGGCCAAGGTATGAATGCAAGTGAGCAAATAAAGGAAGCAATAAAAGCTCTGGCTGGAAAGAATGGGGTTGTAACTCTATTGGCAAAGGTCAAAGCAGTGGATCAGGACAACGCACTGATCTCAGTTTACCTTGGAGACCTGGTAATAGAGGATGTCCGTTTACGATCCATTGTCGATGGAGATAATGGACTGTATATAGTTCCGGAGGTTGGCTCAATGGTTTTACTTATTCGTGTCGGGGGATCTGATGACCTCATGGCTGTTGGCTTTTCCAAGTATGAGAAGGTGATGGTGAAAGGTGAAAGTGTGAGTCTGGAAGTTAACCAGGATAACATTATTTTCAATGGTAATGCACTTGGATCCTTTATGGCAGATATAAATAAGCTTGTAGGCAAAATCAATGCCCTTGAGGACGATTTAAACAACCTTAAAACGGTGTTTACAGATTGGGCTCCGGTCGCATATGATGGAGGAGCTGCTTTGAAAACTGCATCAGCCTCCTGGGCATCTCAAAGTATAGTTTCAACAAGTGTTGATGACATCAAGGATGAAAAAATTTTGAATTGATATGAGAGATTTTTTACAAAATACAGAAGGTGATATTGATCTCAGCAATTCTGACATCGTGATGGCTGATGCAACACTCCAGCATGAGAGAGATATCCTTTTAACACGTCCAGGAGCATTGAAGCATTCACCATCTCGTGGGGTAGGCATTGAGGACTATTATAATGATGACAGCGCTGAGGATCTGTTAAGGAAAACACGCCAGGAGATGATTAAGGATGGAATCAAGGTACTGAGCATTAAAAAGAGCAATGATAAAATAGAGATGGAAGGTTATTATGAGGCAGATTACAACAGTTAAGAATCAGACCATCTTTGATCTGGCTGTCCAGGAATATGGAAATATTGAACTGGCATTTCAGATACTGGAGGATAATGATCTTTCCGGACTTAACGACTTTCCTTCAGGACACACATTAACTGAGGGCTGCGATTTTGATTTAGCCTACCCGATAAAGGAAGGTGTTATTATTGAAATTCAGGACACGATCGATGGAGAGAATAAGAATGTTGCAAATCAATTGGAAACAGTAATATCATAATAGTATGGCAAGGACATTAGCAACTATAGAGACATCGCTCGATACAAATATCTCGAATGTAATCACAAATCCGAGTGGAAGTATCTATGCAGAATGGAAGCTATGGCGTTCCATTTTTGCTGCAGCTGTGTGGGCATTTGAAAAATTGCTTGATGCCTTTAAAACAGAAGTTGAGGTAATTGTCTCTTCAAAACAACCAGGAACATTCGATTGGTATTATGAAAAGATCATGGAGTTTCAGGGTGAAACGATAGATGGAGTATTCCAGGGTGATACCCTTATAGTAGAAGGAGGAATTATAAAGTACTCAACTGTTGACTCAACCAGGTGTATTATAAAAAAGGCAAGCTTGAGAGCTTCCACCGGATCTCTAGCTGTCAAAGTGGCAAAGGAAAGCGCTTTAGGACAGCTTATCCCATTGTCATCAAGTGAGCAATTGGCTTTAACCAATTACTTAGCTGCTATTAAGTATCCTGGTACTGTAATCAATGTTATAAGCCTGGCTGCTGATTCTATCACATACAACCTGAATATTGTCTACGACCCTATTTATACCACAGCAACGGTGCAGGCAAATGTTCTGGCAGCTTTGGAAACATTCAGATTGGGTATGGGCTTTGACGACCGTTTTTATTCCTCAAAGTTTGTGGAAGCTATATTGGCTGCCGAGGGTGTTAAGGCTGTTAAAATTACCACTCTTACTGGTTGGGATGTAACAAGCAATACGACAACTGCTATTGACATTGTAAGGACCCTGATAGCTGGTTATTTCAATTATAACGCCTCCTCTGCCTTAACTTTTACCAGTTATAAAACATATGATGCGTAAAAATGAGTCGTGATTTCACTATATATGAATTCCTGAGAAGGCAGCTGCCAAATCATAAAAGACAAGCCAACCGGTTGGCATTGTTTTTTTGGCCATTGCGTGAGGTAAAGACCTTGTGGGATGACTTTGTCTCCTGGAGAGCTGATATGCTTTATCAAAGCAATATCACTGGTCAGACCTTAAGCCTTACCCATTTATTAAATAAGAAGGTAACAGGAGCCAATGGATCTATTGCAATTCGAGACACTGAAGAAACTGGTGTTTATATTTCAACATTGTCAGAGAACTCAGCAGTGGTTACAATGTCTCTTGCCAGCGAAGGATCCACAACTTTGAATATAGAATTGCTTGGTGAAGGCGGAGCCACTCTTGGCGTAAGCTTCCAGGTAATTGTTCCCTCCGGAGTGAGCAGCGCCCAGGTTGAACAGATAGTTAACAGATACCTCATTGCCGGTATGAGTTTTACGATTTCACAACACGACGAATAATAATTTATCAATATGAAACAACAGGTTCAGGAAACAGGAGTACGTAAATGGTTCGGTGATGACTTCATCAACTTGCAGAGTGAATTATTGGCAGCAATTGAAAGCATTGTTTCTGACTATGGTAACTGTGTTCTTTCGGGGTGCACTGTTACTAACAATGGTAATAATACCTATACCATAAGTGATGGTGTTGCATACTTAAAGGATAGTACCGGAGCTAATGGCAAGATCTGCCGGGTCTATTCTCAGACTATAGCTGCAGCAAGTTTTCCGGTCTATCTCCAACAGGCAACTAAAGATAAGGACGATGTTTCGACCTATGGCAGAGCTTATCAGGATGCAATTACAAAGAACATAATTGTTGAATACTATGCTGAGATTGTCACTGTTCAACCAGGTCATTCAAACTATTTGTCACTTACCAGTGCTGGTGTTGTGACAAAACTCAGGGATGCTCTTCAGGCAGCCAGTTACCGGTTTGTTTCAGATACAGAAAAAACAACCTGGAATGCGAAGCTTGCAGCTGCAGCTTATACAGCTGCAGATGTATTGGCTAAGTTGCTGACTGTTGATGGAGCCGGATCCGGACTCGATGCGGATAAACTGGACGGTGTTGAGCTGTCTGGTTTGGCACAACTGAGTGGAGCTGCTTTTACTGGCCATGTTTCAAGCAATACTACTATTGACTCGAAGACAGCAGCCTTTACTATCGACTCAACTTATAACGGTAAGATCATTGAATGTTCTGGAACCTTTAATGTAACGTTTTCAAATGCCTTACCTGCAGGGTTCAAGTGTGATATAATCAACATAGGATCCGGGACAATAACCTTGGTCGGTGCAGGTACGCTCAATTCAAAGAGTGGACACAGGAAGCTCGCTTCACAATATGGGGGCGCTTCAGCTTATTGTAGAGCCACTGGCGTAATTGTGGCCGTTGGTGATTTAACAGCTTAATAGAGGGGATTAAAATGAGCTTATTTTTTGGAAATTGTCAGGGTTCGTTTACTCCAGAGCTTTCAGTTAGCCAGCAAGACGTAACGATAAATCCAGCCGGAGGAAGTGTTCAAGTTATTGTCTCATGTAATGAATCGTGGTTTCTAAGTATATCGCAATCCGGCGTATGGTTCACTACCGATCCCGATGGAGGAAGCGCAGGATCGACCACTTTAACAATTACAGGAGAGTCAAACACTGACGTTGAATCTAGAAGCGCTACTATTACAATCTCCTCAACCAGTGGATTATCTGTTACAATAGATGTTTATCAAAACCCGGAAGTTTAAAATGGAAATTTTACAAGGCGAACAATTCACTCGGTATATCACCGGGACAAACATAGACTACGACACCTGCAGCCAGATCGTGCTGCGGGTTTACGAAAAGACCACTGGTAAAATAGCTCTGACATTTGTCAAGGTTGCAGATGAGGAAACATATTCGGGAGCAGAACTGCTTACAAAGAGCGACACCACAGACTATAAACTGAAGGTATTTATCACCTCCGCAATGACCAAAGAACTGAATCCAGGCATTTACTGCATGGAAGCAAAACGGGTCATCTCCGGGGAGGATCAGCCGATAATAAAAGGTGTGCAAGATTTCTTCACAGTTAAAGTATCCAGGACATGAGTGATGCGCTTTATTTTAACGAGCCGGAACGACCACCCCTCATATTTGATGGAACACCAGCCAAACCGGTAGAGTTAAACGACAAACTATTTATCAAAGGGGACAAAGGGGACGACGGAGCAGCTGGAAAAAGTACCTACGACTTAGCAGTCGAAAACGGCTATGAAGGAACCGAAGCTGAATGGCTGGAGTCATTAAAAAACGGGACTGACGGAACGGATGGTAAAAGTGCCTATGAAATAGCTGTAGATAATGGCTACGATGGAACAGAGGTGGAATGGTTAGCTTCACTTAAAGGTGAACAGGGTGTTCAGGGTGAACAAGGTGTCCAGGGCGAACAGGGCATCCAAGGAGAGATTGGTATACAGGGGGAACAAGGAGAAAAAGGCGACAAGGGTGACACCGGCGACAAGGGAATCCAGGGAGAAAAGGGTGATCCCGGAGCGACCGGAGCTGCAGGAACTGATGCAACTCTCCCGGTTGCCGCATCACAAAACAGCTTCATGCTTTCAGATTCGACACTGGCATGGGTAGTCAAAACGCTTGCCCAGGTGAAAGCGATCCTGGCTCTGACAACTGCAGAAATAACAGCCGACCCTTTCCAGATCATTGGTTTTGCCAGTCCTCTGGCACTTGACGCGACAACACACAAGGATTTTAAATGCGCCTCAATGACAGGAGCATCGGTCATAAACTTAAACGACGCATCAGACGGTGACGCCGGAATGGTCGAACTGATAATTGACGCAATCGGCGGATACGCCATTACACTCGGCTCCATGTTTACCAAGTGCGTAGGAGGCTCGCTATCGACAACAGCCAGCGCCGACAACTTCATCAGTTGGCGCAAAGTAGGAACCGACATCGTCTACACTATAACACAGAAGGCATGAGAGCAACAGCAATTGGATTTTATAGTTCGCCTTACTGTTCCGAGGCCCAGGCGTTATTTACCAGGATGACAGTACAACCATCAACAAAGCTGAAAGCACTTATTAATACGACAATAGTCAATTTAAAGGCGACTGGTATCTGGACGAAAGCAGACATTATCCGCTTTATGAGGATTGATACATCAGCACACGCCCTGCTGAATTGGAAGAAAAATGCCAATAACGCACTAGCGGTGAATTCTCCGATATTTACCGCTTATAGCGGTTTCAGATCAGCAAGTTCGACCGGCGGATATCTGAATTCAAATTACAACATGTACAGTGAAGCGGTCAACTTAGCCCTTGAAAATGCGAGCATTGTCTACGGCTTAACGGATTACAACATCGCAGCAAACGATTACTATATCGCAGGTGCATATCCCAATGCAGCGCCATATTTCATTTTTAGACCGTACAGAAGCAATACCACAGCGAGTATTTATTTTTTAAGTACTGGTATAAGTTCAGTCACATCGCCGGTGGTTAACTCCTTGCACCATTTGAGACGACAGAATAGCGCACAGGCATCCTACAAGAAAGGAACTGGAGCCTTCTCTACTTTTACAAGTCCTGAAGGAGTAACACTGCCAAACCTTCAGGTTTATGAATTGGCTGCAAATGGGAACAACGTACCACAAGGACGACCGTTTTATGAGGAGGACTTTGCTTATTATGGTGCGGCTCTAAGCGACACGGAAGCAGCCAACCTTCAGACAATATACGCTTACTGGAACGCCAACGTAGCAGCAACAGCATAGAAGAGACAAAATGAACATGATTGTATTAACAACAGTGCAACGAGACCAGGTCGCAGGGATCTACAACAAAAGTTATGAAATAGCCCCGTATTTCATAGAAGAGGGAAAATACGCTCTCCCATTGGAGGTCTTGAACGATGACAATTTTACAAGTGTTCGGGAATTACTGGAATCTTGCCCCCAAGAGGACATTATTTTGCCATTTTATAATATCCCAGAGCCAGAGGGATAAATATTCTTTTGCTTCTGGCTATTAAAAAAGGCCTCCGGAGCTCATCTTGAATTTTCTTCTCACAAAAAATCAATGCACATATAATGCTTAAACACCGGAGGCCAAGACCTTCATAGTTTCATTATATGTGCATTTTTTGTGAGAGAACAAATATAAAATTATTAATTAAAAGATGAGTGAAATTTTAACAATGAAAACTCCCATCACATACTATGGTGGGAAACAGCTAATGGTAAGGCATATATTGCCTCTGATCCCTGAACATAACCTTTATTGTGAGCCTTTTGCAGGCGGGGCTGCAATTTTTTTTGCAAAACAACCAAGTGAGGTTGAGGTTTTGAATGATACTAATAGGGAGCTTATGAACTTTTATCGAGTAGTACAAAGCGACTTTACAAGTCTGGAGAAAGAGGTCAAAATAACCCTTCACAGTCGCGATCTACATAGAAAGGCATCAGTTATCTATAATAACCCTGATATGTTCTCAGAGCTTAAAAGAGCCTGGGCATTATGGGTTTTATCAACCCAGGGGTTCGCCGGGCAACTTGATAGCAGCTGGGGATATGACAAGACTAAGAACAGCACTCCTAAGAAGATTGAAAACAAAAAGGAAGCTTTCTGTATTGATCTGGCAATTCGTTTGCAACAAGTACAATTGGAATGTGCCGATGCCTTATATATTATCCGAAGCAGAGATAATAAGGATGCCTTCTTTTATGTGGATCCTCCATATTTTAACTCTGACATGGGTCATTATGACGGTTATAGTAAGGACGATTTTGAAGCTCTACTGAAGCTGTTGTCAACGATCCAGGGTAAGTTTCTGCTTAGCTCTTACCCGTCTGATATCCTCACAAAATACTCTAAGCAATACGGGTGGCAAGCTGAATCATTTAATAGTAAAGTGTCAGTTGCAGCCAAATCAGGGAACCAAAAAGGAAAGGTTGAAATGTTAACTTGTAATTATGATTTAGGTGCCATTTAAATAGTGATTAAACATTGGGCGCTACGCACCGCTCAGAGTCCTATTTATTAGCTGCTGGCATTCTTTCAATTTGTAAATACTATTGGTTTGCTAAAAGTTATTCCATACCGATTTACAAATATGTCTTTATGTTTTACCTCCGAAACATTTTCTGAACTGATTAGCTCATCTGTTTCTAATGCTGATAACAAATTGTTTTTCTTTGCTAGCTCTATGAAATTACTTCCCTTTGGTTTGTCTTGAATCCAAATACAGTTATAGGCAAGCAATAATATCTCATACTTTGATAATTGAGATTTGACAAGGTCAATATAATATCCCTTGTCAAACCTTTTTATTTTTGAATCGCTGATATATTTAACGAGTAAATATAAATTCTTAAAATAGTTTCCAAACTTGCTACCGTATTCGTTATAGAGTTGCGTAAATGAGTCTTTAATTCTCCTCTCTTCTGCATCTATGTCTTGGGAGTTTTTATAAGAATTACCAGGCATTGTAACATAATTATGTTTCAATATTTCATAGAGTATTTCAAAAGCGTCTTGTCCATAAGCTGTATTTGGTGCATCTGGAAATCCATATCCTCGTCCAGCCAATGCAATGTTTACATTAATACCTTTAAGTATATTGTTGTGAAATTCGAGTTGCTTCATAATTGTATTTTCAACTGCTTGTAATCGGTTAAATCTTGCATTTTCTAAATTACCTTTTTGTATTACAATTAAAGTCAGAAGAAGAATAATCGCAGTGATGATTAGAATCATATCACTATTTGAAAGACTGGATGAAATACAACAAATATTCATAACATTAAGTGTTTATAATTTTTTACTTTAATTATTTTCTCGTTTCATTATCACGCTGTATCTGTTCTTATGCTTGCAGCTAACGGTTTGCGGTATGAAACGTTGGGGAATTAGGAGCTGCGACCCTATCAACCGATAAAACCCTTGCCAGCGAGTGATACGCTTAACAAACCACTTAAATCCCAATGTTTTATGACCGCGTGTTAGGTTGCGTACTTATTTTTATAAATCTTAAAATTAGTATTAATCATATATTCGACAATTTTCATTGTTTCTTTATAGGTTTGATTACCATTTCTAATGGTATCCTTACAATCATTTATAACTTTAAAAACATACTCATTCCATGCAAAACTCGATTCATTTAAAGCAAGTTCAACAATCAAGATTAATACAACAACAGAATTATTCAAAATAGGAGTTGCATCATAATCCTTTTGGTGTTTAGGACTGATACCAGTAACGATGCTAAATTCATCTTCTCCATCAGAAGATAAAGGATGAACAAATCCTGAACCATATTTATAACCATATTTAAAGAAAAAGTCAATATCATACTTTTTGGCAATATCTTCTAATGTATTGGGATCTGGCCTTTTCCATGTAATATTTTGAGATTTCAGTCTTTGATATTTATCTATTCTTTTTCTACTTTCAGTCCAAAACTCCTTAGTTAGAAAAGGTTTATGTTCTCTATCACTCTTAGCCTTATTACGATTTTCGTAATTTTGAATAAAACTCCAGTCATCAAACTCTTTAATCGTATTTGTGTCTATTAAGTGGTGGTAGGTCAATAATCTTTCAACTTGTGTACGATAAAGAATTAGACAATCGGAATAATGTTTCAATTTCCAAAGTTGGAGAATTGATTCAATCTGTGTACTTGCTCTAGCTAAAGAATATAAAAACAT